CTGTTAAAATAAAAAAAAAGTAAGTGGGTTTAGACCTGTGCGACCTGTGCAACCTGTGCAGTAAATTTCATAATGTGGAACGAACATGGAAAAACCAACAAAAATTGACGTCGACTTCGAGCGGATACCGTTTGAGTTAAAGAGGATCCCACGCTGGGTTATGTGGAGATTCGTGGAGATCGGCGAGGGCGAGAGCCGGCGCTGGTCCAAACTGCCCGTGCAGTCGAACATGCACGCGGCGAGCAGCACCAACCCCGGGACGTGGACAGACTTCCTCTCTGCCCAGAACGCGTACCAGACGGGCAAGTTCGACGGGGTGGGGTTCGTCTTCGACGGCACCGACGGCCTCGTGGGTGTAGACCTGGACGACTGCTACTCGGAGGGGCGGTTTACGAGCCCCGAGGCGGCCCAAATTGCCTCGGAGGTAGAGGGGTACATGGAGGTCTCCCCGAGCGGCACAGGCGTCAAGATATTCACACTGGCGGCCATCCAATCCGCGCACGTAGACCACGAGAAGGGTCTGGAGATATACCCACGCGGGCGATACTTTACGGTGACGGGCCAACACATCAAAGGGGCCATACCCGAGTCCCCAATTGATCTGTCCCCCTTTATACCGGAGAGGTCCGTCCGCGTGACGGGGGACTCGTTCGCGGACTACTCGCCGCCCGTGGCAGAGTACGACGTCGCACGCGTAGAGTCCGAGCTGCTCGCACACTTGGACGCCAACTGTGGCTACTCGGAGTGGCTCCGGGTTGGCATGGCCCTACACCACCAGTTCAACGGCGACGTCGAGGCCTGCGAGGCGTGGGACCGCTGGTCGTCGACCACCACCGGGAGCTACCACCCCGGAGAGTGCGCCCGGAAGTGGGACAGCTTCACCAAGGGCAAGGGCTCGACCCTGCGCTCGATCATATTCGAGGTCAACCAGGTAAAGAAGGGCGAGGCGCTCGCCAGGGGTGAGATCGTGCTAGACCCCGCGCCTCTGAACCACGCGGCGGAGTACCTGGAGTCGGAGCACACGAACGAGGAGGGTACGACGCTCGTGCACTACGCGGCGGAGTTTTTCAAGTACACCGGCAACTGCTACGAGCCCGTCGAGGACGCGACCATCCGCTCGAAGATGTACAACTTCTTGAACAAGTGCAACAAGACAGACCGCCGCGGGAACCTGATACCGTTCGCCCCGACGCCGCCTTTGGTGAGCGCCGCGATCGACGCCCTGCAGGCCACGGTCCACCTGCCACAGGGTGCGCACTCGCACCCGCCGGTGTGGCTAGATGGGTTCGGCAAGAATAAGCCCGAGGCCTCGAAGCTGATCAGCCTGAAGAACGGGCTCTTCCACCTCGAGGACTCGGTGCTCCTGCCGCACACGCTCGGTTTCTTCACGCTGAACAGCCTGCCGTTCGAGTACGACCCGGAGGCGAGCTGCCCGGTGTGGGAGGGGTTCCTCGGGCAGCTTTGGGGGCACGACCACGAGTCGGTGGACACGTTGCAGGAGATCTTCGGCTACATACTATCGGGCGAGACCGACCAGCAGAAGTTCTTCAACGTAATAGGCCCGCGCCGAAGTGGCAAGGGTACGATCAACAAGGTGCTCGTGGACCTGCTAGGTCAGCACAACACGGTCGCGCCGGAATTGGGAGAGTTATGTGACACGTTCGGACTACAGCCATGGCTTGGCAAGTTACTTGCATCGTTTACGGACGCGCGTGCGCCGGAGAGGAATCGCTCTGCTGTTGTTTCTCAGCTTCTTCGTATTGTTGGTGGCGATACCGTAACCGTTAACCGCAAGAACCGCGAGGCGTGGAACGGCTACCTGCCGACGCGTATCGTGATCTACTCGAACGAGGTCATGCAGCTCACCGAAAACAGCAACGCGCTCACGGGACGGATGATCGTGCTCAAGATGACCAACTCGTTCTACGGCCGCGAGGATACACAGCTATCCTCCAAGCTAAAGGCCGAGCTCTCGGGCATATTCAACTGGAGCATGGAGGGACTGCGGCGTCGCAAGGCGCGGGGCGGCAAGTTCGTACAGCCGGCGTCGGGCACGGAGCTCTTGCACGTGATGGAGGAGCTCTCGAACCCGTTGGGGACGTTCATCGAGGACACGCTGGTTCTCGACGACAGGTCCAGCATCAGCAAGGACGACCTGTACCACGTCTTCAAGCGGTGGGCCACGGCCCGTGGAATACACCCCGGCACGGACCTGACATTCAAGCGCCAGTTCTTGGCGGCGACGAGTGACAAGCCGATACGGATCACGCAGACTAGCAGCGGCGAGTCAAGGGTTCGCGTGTACCAAGGGATACGCTTCCAGGAGCGCGCCCAGCAGTACGTGGACAGCGTTAACAACTCTCTCATGAGCGAGGACTTTTTATGATAATCGGAATAGGCTCAGACATTGTTAGCATTGATCACGTAGCCAACTGCTTCAAGAAACAGTCCTGGGCGTTCGTGCACAGGATCCTGGGCAAGCTCGAGCTAGACTACTTCGCGCAGATCTCCGACAACCGCGCAATGTCGGTGAGCTACCTGGCTCGCCGGTTCGCGGCGAAGGAGGCCGCGCTGAAGGCGCTGGGCACGGGAATCACCCCGGAGATGGACCTGAGAGACGTCCAGATACTGAACGACTCCAAGGGCAAGCCCGAGCTGCACATAGAAAAGCCCGGCTTGTTTCCGCACCGCGCGCACGTTACAATCACGGACAATCACCGCGACGTTGTCGCGTTCGTCCTTATCGAATCAAACTAAAGGAGAATCAAAATGTCTGACCAAATAAGCTACGCATTTCCGTCTGAGAACGACCAAAAAAAGCAGTACAACTACGTTAATAAAGGCATGACTTTGCGCGACTATTTTGCGGCCAAGGCAATGCACGCTTTGATATCAAGAGGTGATACATCACCAAACGCAAACGTTGTATTGGCACATGACGCATATCAAATTGCTAAAGCTATGTTAGACCAAGCAGCATGTTACAAGTACAAATAACTATGGACATGCACCCGTCAGGCATGACCCAGGAGCGCTGGGATTGGCCATTCAAAACAGACGAGGAGCGCAAGCTCGTCGTGAAGTACTACAAGAAGCAGGGCAAGGTAGACCCGGTCCAAGAGTACGGGGAGGCCCCGCTATGAGCATCGTGGGACGAATCGGGAAGTGGACATCAAAGGCCGCTATTGAGGAGGCGCTTCAGCACGTTGGCGACGAGGACCCGGTCATCATCGTCAGCATCAGCAGGTCCGACCAGCAGATGCGCTACTGGACCGCTAACAGCACCAACATGGAGGCTAACTGGATGGCTGACAACATCAAGGACGACGTCATGGGAGGGCGGCTATGAGCAAGGCTGAGTACTATGATGAAGACGACGACATTCAAGTTTACAAAAAACATCGACATGAAGGAGAAGAACACATGACAGACGTCGTAAACCACCCGCCGCACTACAAAGACGGCGGGATCGAGACCATCGACTTCATAGAGGCCAAGAAGTTTAACTACAACCTCGGCAACGTGATCAAGTACCTCACACGCGCCGGTAAAAAATCAGAGTGCCCGATTGAGGACCTCAAAAAGGCGCAGTGGTACCTCGGCCGTGAAATTTCAAACCTGGAGAAGAACAAGTGAACCTGGTAGAAAAACAATACATCGTCACGAACGGCGGCGCTGGAGAGTTCGTCCTCTGGATGCTGCTCGTGATCGTGGTTGGAATTTTAGTCGGCATGCGGGAGGACAAGAATGGCAGGGGCAGGTAAGGGATCCCGGCACCGTCCGGTGCTGGACCAGGCCACGTTCGACAAGAGCTGGGACCGCATATTTGGCGGCACCAGCTCACCGTGTGTGGACGTGTGCGACATGGACTACGCGGCGAATATATGCCGCGGCTGCTACCGTACCATGGACGAGATCTCCGCGTGGGGATTCTCAAATGAGGACGAAAAGCAGCGCATCCTCAAGAACACAGAGGAGCGCAAACAGCATGCCAAAAGTAACCACGCTTAGCCTTGCGGACCTGCTCAAGGCGCAGACCCAGACCGACTCCGACATAGCATTCGCGAAGGTACTGGATCTCATGGAGCAGCACGGGGTCTGCTACTGTCGATTCACAATAGAGGACGGGGTGCAGATCATCAGCCCCCGCTACAATCAACGCATATCAGGGGTTATATCGGATGCCTAAGAACTGGGGTTACTATCACGTGGACTGCGGTCACTTCCCGTCGCAGATCAAGCTGTGCTTTTCTAACGAAATGTTCCAGAGGGTCCTGGCGGACCACGGCATCGCGGAGAAGGCGACCGCGCTAGACGAGGGCATCGCCGAGACGCACTACCTGACCGACGGCAAGCACGCCGTGATCATCATGGCGTTCGACCTGAAGGAGTGCGTGGACGAGGAC